GTTAATTTCAAAGTGTTCAAAAGAACTGGATAGGGCACAAATTTAATCCAGCTCAGGGTGTAGTAGAGTTGTCGCGAGGTCAGCTCTTAAGATCCGAAGATCCTCTTATATCAACATTTCACTCCCTTACAACGGTCACACCAGACCCATATGTTCTGGTCACCCGTTGGCACACCGGTATCCGCCGAGATGTGAGGTATTAGTGTTAATACGAACCTTGATAAGAACGACAGGATTTAAGTCGTAATGCCAGTTTCAGACAGCTGGTTAAGGCAAGCTGTTCCGGCAATTGGAAGGATTTTAAAGCACGCGCTTCCTCCCACATCAGATAAATCTGGTGGTTGTGTTACTCTAGGTAACTGCAGAATGGACAAAATGGCTAGTTCGGTCCTGTTAGGGCTAAGATGAAGCTTGCGGTATGGCCAGCTCAATCTCATAGTCCACCCACAATTCACCGACTACGGTTGATGCGGGGGTCACTCCTTGAGTAGCAACAGTGAGATTACCTACGTCGTAGGTTTTGATGTCCTGGTTGGAAGCTAAAGCAGAACTGCGATTGTACAGTTGCTTTGCTGCCTCGGGCAACCTTGTTTGACAAGTCGCCCACACATTACATCTTGCTGCATTCTGGGACTGCAACATCTGTGCTTTAGAACTCGGGAGTGCGTCGGCAGCATCCATATCTATGGCTAACATAACTGAACCTGGTGTAATGGAGCCAACAAGTGACTCGAAGTGATAGGTCAATTTCTTGATCCTATACTTCTCAAAGTTCTTAGCTATGGTACTGAGCCATGGAAATGTACTCATCCCTGGATTGATAGGGAGTTGTATGGCATTGAAGGCTGTTGTGGCAGCGGAAGTAATGTCTGCGACATACTCCCGGTGTACTACAACCATGCTACCGTTCTGGCTCCTCATTGTTGGAGCCCGTTGTCTTATGCTGCCTCCATAGGCAACTGCAACTTGGCGCTGGGCGCCGTTCGTGCTTCCTTGAGCACCTGACTTCTGCTTGCCACTCTTGGTGGACTTCGTTGTCTGCTTAGACTTGTTGTTCTTGTTGTTAGGCATTTTGGATTAACTATGAGTGTCGCTATACAGATTCTCCGCTAAGATAGTTAGTCAAGATAAAAGAGAGAGTGATGTTTGTTGTCTCGTTTATCGGCAGGCACCTCCCGGTGCGGTGCAAGCCGAAGCAATTGATCTCCTGTCATTTCTGACATGAAACGCTCTGCCTCTATTTGCTCTTCTGGTGTTATACCGAAGGCAATACTAAAATCTTCGCGTGCTCGATCTGTAATAACAGATGGCTCAGCAATCCATGGGTCGGCTTCCTGCCCCAACCGGTAAAGGTAAGAACGGGGAAGTTCACTCAGTAACGTAGGATGCGCTCTCCTGAGTAAAAGCGCAAACTCCTGCAGTATAGGGACTCCGCTGTTTAATGCCATGTGACATTGTCCAACGGTAGCTACATATGCGGCTCGAAAAGAAGGTGACCATACCTTTGGGTGAGTTAGTGCTTTGCCCATAGTTCTACCTGGCTTAAGTATCATTTTGGGTATTCCACCAATGGTAATTGGCTTACAACCACAAAGTTCAACCTCTTGTAGACTTCTGGCAACACTCTCAATTTTGAGCTCATGACCGTAGGTTTTAAACAGTCTCGGCAGACTGAATTGTACTACTTCAGCTATGTCTTCCTCCACTAGGAGGCAACAATCATCGCCATCATCAGCTATATCCCATTGACTTGGTTTCGCTCCAATGAGCTTCATTGCATCTGCAACCATGAGGATCATTAGGACGCAATTTCCCAATGCTGTGTTCATGTCGCCACTCATACGGCGACCTTCTGTCTCGTATTTGACCCCAGATTTAGTAAAGCACTTATTTCTTAGTTGCCAAGACAATATCTTCTGCAAATATGGTGATTGAAACACTCTGTTGTATACTAGGTGTTCTACCTCCAATAATTTGCGCGAACAATGTCCATCGAACCTCGAGCAGTCGAGTGCCA